ATCCTGTGCAATAATGCTTGGTGGATGTGTAGGCGGATGAATGTATTTGTTGGCATTTTCTTCTATGCCATTTAGTTTAATTTTGTCAGCGGCACTCATCAAGCCTTTTGATGCAGTAGATACAACATCTAACGCATCTTTCACAACATCTGCGTAAGACCTAATGTTACTTCCGTTGGTTGGTATCAACAAATAATCTTCGTTCAAAGTGCCTAATCCAGCCATATAATCAATAATTTCGGCGCTATAATCATAAGCAATGGTTAAATCAGTAGGGTTCTGATACTGACCTGTTACAGCCGTTTTTTTAAGCCTGATAACTTTTTGCACCGATACGTCAACATTCGGAGTTGCCGGCAGCGGTGCCGCTTTATATTCACCATCGATTTTTAAAACTACCAGTCCGGATGCAACATCATATGTTGTGCCCGAAACAAGTGTTAATGTTCCTCCTGAGAGGATGCAACCACCGTAAGCTGATGCCCACTGGTCGACTGCTGCTAAAGGTTCGCTTTCAAGTTCGCACAAATAATCGCCGAACCACTTTTTTAAACCTGCATTTTGAATGTGTCTTTTCATATTATACGATATTTATATTATATTTTTTTCCGGCTATTTTATATTTTTCCAGCTCGCTGATTACGGCATCGGCATTTACGCCCGCCGGTATGTCAATCATAAAACTAACGCCTTCTATCCGGCTTATTTCTCCGTGAATGGGAACGGCTAAAAAGCCGCTGGTTGCGTTATCCCATTCCGGCTCTAAATCAACACCGCTGATGATTACATCATTTTCGATGGATATATAAACGCCCTGGTCGTTGTAATGATATATCCTTATATTTTGCGAGTACTTTCGGCGCAAATACCACTCTAACGATGCGGTCTGGCTGGTAACATTTGCCGCAATTACCGCATCTTTACGGTATTGATTAAAGGATTCTATTAAAGTGTTTAGCGGATTAACCAAATACTGCAGCCACTTTACACGGGTGGTAAGCGAGCCGTCGCTCCTGTACCTCTTTGTGGGCGGGGTTAAATAAAACGCTAAATTTCGAAAATTAATCGTTATCATTTTAAGTTAAATTAAGATCTGTTACCGTAGAGTATGTTGCATCTGTTTTATAATTTTTAAATACCAACGAGAATCCCGCATTATCCACATCGTAATTAAAATACCCTGCAAACAAGCTTGCAGCACTTTCCAATGCCGTATAGGCTTCGGCTGCCGACCTGTGCTCAAGAGTGTCAATATCAACTGCATATACACCTGCAGCGTTGGCTATTGCTGCAACAAATTCGTGTTTTTTAATTACTCCGTTAAAGTCGAGCTCGTCTCTGTAATCAATAAGTGCCTGCTTAACGGCTGCAATAACTTCGTCGGGATTGTAAGTTGGATCATAATAAATCTTGCCAATCATTTTAACAAGGTCTGATGCGCTGCTTACCACAAGCGTGTCAGTTCCGGTTATCTTAACATTCTCCACGTACACTTCTAAATTCGGCAGTTCGGTTGAAACATCCAACGGCACAAGCACCTTATCATCGAGGTTGTTGTATTTGGCTACTTTTATAACCACATGATTAACACCTTCGATATTCTCCTCGCTAATTGAGCAGCGTGCAATAATTTGTTTGTCGGGATTAACGGCCGGATAAGACAATATACCTGTGTCTTCATCCATTACAAGCGTGTCGCCATTTTGGAACTCCAGTATTTTTTTATAATACCAGTATTTTGAGCCTATTTTTTGATTAGTAATGATAGCATTAATGTCTGATTTTGTTTTGTCAAGAATGCTCTCAAACAAAGCAATGGCCTTTGCAAAAAAGCCACGCCACGTTACCCATTCGGCAAGCTGCGCAAATACAAATCCCGAGGGCGGAGTGCCCATATCGTCAATTATTTCCTGTTCTGTTCGTGCCATATTGTTAATTGTTTAATGGTTTTGCATAGCCGGTTGATATTGTTTTTCCTTCAATCTTTTTCAAAACACTATTTTCCTTTCCGGGATAATCCGGATCAATATTAATTGTTTGCCCTTCGGTTAAAGGGTAAGCCAAATCGTTAAAGCCTGATTCAATTACTTCATAATCGTCGATAATAATTCTTCCCTGTGTTACGCTATCGGTTTGCCGTGCCCTGTAATCAAATGCAATGTTTGGATTATCCAACAGCAACTTCCATATAGTATCACTGTCGGTTTTGCCATATTCCTGAATGGCTATATCAAACAATGTTTGCTCGCCCTGTATGGTCAATTTCTTCATCATAACTCAACCGATATATCGTCTTTATTAATACTTACTTTTTTAACCGTAATACCCTGCGCTTTTGTCTGCAACTTTAACTTGCCCGGGAAAAATACATCCGGTTTGCCGCCAATGGCTAACCGTAAGCCACAACCAAAAAGCGGGTAGTTCTTATTATCGCCTGGCAACAAATCAATGGTATCGGCCACAATATCCGGTGTGGTGTCGCCGGTTACAAAATCGCCGTTTTGTAACAGAATGTCTCCTTCGCTGTCGTGTATTATTCCGTTTATCATAGCCTTAGTGTTTTATTTTATCATCTTTTAAATCATCTACACTTGTTAAAGGATTAATAGTTTGCGCTGCCCAGGTTGCACTTACAGCTTTTAAAGCAGCGCCCCCATCATTTGGCGCCGGTGTCCAATTTGAAAATACCGTTTTCAAATCATTTAGCTGTTGCTCCAGCGCACTAATTTTATCTTTAACAACATTTATATCACAAAGATAGCTATTTTTTACACCTCCGTTAAATTCAATTTTATCGGCATCCATCAGCAGGCTTATCTCATCATTTATTTTAATGCTGATGCTTTTAATTTCACTAAACATAAGTACCATGCCATCTATCGGGTTGAGCATACCTACCAGTACATAAGATTCATCTGTGGGTGTAATCAGTACACCGGTTTCACCATTGATATCAGCATTCAGGCGCACTTTTTCCACCTTAGCTTTGCCATCAACGGGTATCACCGTGCAGGTATTGCCGGAAACAGAATCTTTCATCACGGTAGCGACAAAAATATTATCATCAGATTTACCTGCAATTTCCCGTATGTAGTCTGCTATCTTAGTCATGGTATTCAGCTCCCAATGTTATTTTTTGACGGTATCCGTTTTGGCCAAAGGTGTAATTAACTGCCTTAGCCAAAAACCGCTTATTATTCCGTTCCTCATTTGTATCATCCAACAAATGAACAATATCACCCTTTCGCACATAAGGCAAGCCAAAGGCAGTGATAGAACCGTCCATTTTATCCACTTTATCTTGTTGTAATTTCTCCCGGGCAAAGGTTCTTAAATCATCTTCACTTTGTGCACCTGGCACATAATAGGTACGTATGTCTGCATTATCTGCATTGTCCGGTTCTTTTACCTCTAACTTGGTATTGTCCTTTAAAATGGCTTTTGCCACTATCTGTAAGGCGATATCTTCAGCTCTGGTATAGTTTAGCTTATCACTAATGATGTTATAACCGGTTTTAAACTTGATGGTTTTCTGATCGCCGGTAAGCAATGTTGTGGGTAACCCGGCATAAAAAATGCCCTCTCTGAAATAAAAACTAAGCGGGTAATTGCTTTTAATATAATCAAAAACCTTTGCGAGGGTAGTGGTTTCGTTTACCCTGACCTCACCGAGATTTACATCAGTAAATTTTTTATCATAATCGGCCATGTAAGTATTCAGGAACTTACCGAGTGTAAGGGATGGTTCATGCTTTTTCTCTATTTTTTTATGCTTGAGCTCCCATGCCTTATTTTCGCATTCAATAGTAATTGGCGTTCCTGTTGAAACGCTTTTTATATAGCCTTTAAACACTGTTTCATTCTCGTTATTATAGCCGAGTTGCACGGAAATTTCATCGTTTCTGGCAATATAATCCACAATAGATTTACCTTTATATTTGAGTTTGCGCGGTACAGTAAGTACACACGTGTCCGTAAATTGCTCAATGGAAGTATTAATTTTTACATCGCCTACATAATCGTAGGTAATGATTTTGCCTGTTTGGCTTAATATTTGTATATTACATGTTAAAACAAACATCTCATGAATCGGTTTAAATTAACAACATTCATTTTTCTTACGATATCCCTTAGCGGCATTGCACAACAAAAACCAGATAAAAATTGCGAAATTAATGGTTTTAATATGGCTGCCGAGGTACGTATTGTTGAATACAATGCTGATTTTGATGTATATGTATCTGAATATCCAGGCTGCTGGTCTTTTGAAGTTAAATTAACAAACGGATATCCAACATCATGCTGCGAATGGAAAATTGTTGAATACAATGGAGATTTTACCATACGCCTGGTTGAATATGAAGGCAGTGCAGATATCGTAATTACTTTATATGACAATGAAGCAAGCCGTGCTTTCATTACAAAGTACAATTTGCGTAATATTTGGTAATATTTATTCCACCTGCAATTCATAATCTTCGTCGCTTACGAATGTAAATATAAATGGTAATGTGTTTATATAGTTTGCATTTTGCTGGTCGTAATCTGCATTTTTAAGTACTAATTTTGTAATGCCAAAGGCCTGTAAATAGATACTGGCTGCTTCCATACTTTCAGGTTTTTTCATCAAATCAACAACATCGCCCAGCTGCGAAATGGGAAACCCACAAGGGTTATCGCTGATGATAGACCCTTTTACCTGTACCACATAATCTTTTGCTTGTATATATTCTTTTATGGTTCCTGTGCGTCCGGTAAGGGCTGTTTCTTTAATGGTTTTTGTTTGCGAAACCTTTATCTTTACATCATAGAATGCTATTTCATAAGCTTCACCCTGGCTTTTAAGGATAAGTATATTTCTGACAATCTCGCCTGAGCTGCCAAGATATGGAGATTTTCGGCCATCAACGCTTAATTGTTCGTTTGTAGAAACCTCTTCTGTTATTTTTTTCAACAATGCATGGCTATACAGTTGTCCATACGAAATTTGTATGCCTGTATTTGCAGCTGCACGCACGGCAGCATTTAATGTATTTAAGTATAAACGCTCATTTGTATCTTTGCCAACATTAGGCCAGAATTTAAGGTTATGGGTTTCCTGTTTATTATACCTTACAATTATTGTACTCATACGCTTGCCATATTTATATCATTTACTACCGATTGTAAAGCATTAGATAGTTGCGTTAAAAAATCATCGGCATCCTCAATGCTGTCGGTATCTCTAAAATTATTGATTATCTCACCACCTATCAGGTTTTCAATTTCAATGTTTACCTGCTTCACCATGCGTCCGCCTCCGGTAATGGTTGCCGAAGCTTCATCAATATTAATTCCGCCTGGCGTAGGGCTACCAACAGGGCTGGGTTCATTAGATGTGTTTTTTGTCCATTTCAAATCACCGGCTAAATAGCTGGCCAGCTTATCCCATTCATCTACACTAACTTTATCAAAGCTCTTAATTGCTTTTTGTCTGAGAGCATCAAATTTGCCGGCAATCTCTTTTTTGCCAAACAGCTCATCAAAGGTGGTTTGATCTGCTATGTCAATTTTTTTTGCCCGCTCAAGTATATCCTGATATTCTACTTTTTTGGCATTTTTGTTATATGCAGACAGCTTTCTTTCCTGAATAGCTATTTCTGTCTCAATTTTCTTTAATTTTTTTTGAGAATCGAAAAAGCGATTATTTTGTTCAGCAAGGTATAATTGTGCTTTATAATCAGCATAAGCTTGTAAAAAATCATTAGCTTCTTTATTATCAGGCTCGTTAATTAATAATTTATTATATTCCTTCGCCTTTTTATCTAGTGCCTGTTCATAGGTTTCTGTGGTGCCACTCGGGCCTCCTTGCTGATAAACTTTATAACGACTTTTAAAAAAGGTTTCTAATTCGTTAATTTTATCCCTGGCTTCTAAGCCGACAAGCAACTTTTCTCTTTTGAGCTTTAAATCTGCAAGTTTCTGCTCTTCTGCACCCGCCAGTCCTTTTACAGTTTCTAACTTTATTTTTCTTTCGTACTCATTATTAACCTCCTCCAGTTTTTTCCGAAGCTCTTCATTCTTTATTGTTTCTAAATTAACTCCTTTTAAAAACTCGGGATACTCCTGTTTCAATTGAGTAAGCAATTCGAACCGCCGCTCTTCGCCTGTATTGGCATCGGTTATAATTCCTACCAGTGAGTTTAGTTCGGCTTTTTCGCGGGCAATTTTTTCGGGTACGGGTACTTCTACCCACCTGGTCATCATTTCAACAATTCCGGTAGTACCTGTTAAGAACCGATCAAAGGCGGGCTTCATCTTATCGCCCACAGCCACTTTTAGCATATCAAACGCGTCGCCCAAATTACTTATCTGCCCTTCGGTTGTTTTTGCCTGCTGATCCATCATGCCGAAGAAACCCTTCTTTTGCAGAATTTTTGGAAGTGCAGCTATCATTTCTTCGGTTGTGGCTGCCAGCTCGCCATTTTTCTTAATTCCTTTACCGGTTGCATCTGCCCAGTCCTGCGAACTAATTAACAAGTCGCGGAACATTTTTACTGCTTCGCCTTTTTGTCCGGTGCTTAACTTGGCGTAGGCATTCATTACCTGCTCAATGGGCTTACCACTTGCTGCGGCAAGGTCGCCAAGCATGGTTACGTTGCTGCGGCTGTATCTGCCTATTGCCTGCAACTGGTTACCGGCTTCAACTACCTGGCGCAATTGGAAAGGTGTTTTTCGGGCAATATCGGCATACTCATTCATTCGTTCGCGCGCTGCTCCCTGCGAACCGAGCATGGTTCTTAAGGTTACACCATACTTTTCAAAAGCGGCACTTGCCATTATACTCTCCTTGCCAAAGCGGTTAACCGCGCTGGCAAGCATCATTATACCACCGGCAGCGCCAACTACCGGCAACATTTTCATGGCACCACCCAGCATCCTGGTTTTAGCACTGGCACCTTGTGAAGCACTCTCCAACATGCGTATTTTTTTCTCGGTTTGCCCGATGAGCATGTTGTATTTTCGAAGGTGGTCGCTGCGAAAAGTACTTTCCGCACCTCGTTTGTATCGCTCTAAATTAGCTCTTAGCTGATTTATGCTTTTTGGCATATCCCGAAAAGGGTCGTTAACCTTCATGCGGTCAATGCTGCGAACATCCGATTGTAATTTTTTAATCGGCTTCCCCCAGCGGTCAACAATTTCTATGGCATACTGAACTCTTTCCATCACTCTTCGGCTTCGTATTTACTTCGACGGTTTCTTACATATAACAAGTCCTGGAAAGCCTGTGCAAGCTGTTGCATACTCATTCTATCCAGAACTTCCGGCTCATATTTCAGATAATACCTTACATAAGCCCTTATAACCCTGTACTTGTAGGTTATCGCCTTTGCAAGGTCGTGGCGTTCGCTCGCCCCGGGTTCCTCAATTTTAGCAAAGGCTAAAGCTCTTCCAATTCGCCATCGACTTTTTGAATGATGCCACCGAGCCAGTCAAACAAACCCATCTGATATTTATCCAGGGTTTTCAATTCGTTGTCTCCATCCACCCAGCAATTTTCCACCAAGGCCTTGTCAAATTTAATGGATGAGCCGCCGCTAATTGTGCGGCATGCGTCTAAGATTTCAAGCCCCGGAGAACGTAACAGGCACGATTTGCCATCGTTTGCCGTGTATTTATACAAACTGCCATATTTTTCCTTGTAGGCCTCAATTTGTTCCTTTGTCCATTTCATATTTTGCCTTTCTTTTATTTCCATTCAATGTGACTTACCACCAGTTCAAAATCGGTTTCAATGCTGGTATCTTCTGCACCAACACTTAATCCATCGGTTTTAAACTGACAATTACGAATGCGGTGAGTAATTATTTTCCCTCCCTGTGGGGGCACAAAATTAACGATGATATCAAAAGGAGCAATATCCTGCAGCCTACCGGTAACAGATGCTTTACGGATGTTTTCAACGGCAGAACGTAAAAGGGTAATTGATGCCGTAGCTTCAATTTTACCATATCCGCGGGCTACCGGACGCTGGCCGGCACCATAAATATTCTCAATGGTTTGATTATCGGAATAATCAATTTTTTTGATGGCTGTTTCCGGAAATCCGGCAATGTTTACTGTCAGGTTTGCCCAGGACGGCTCAACGCCGTTAATAAGCGGTACATATCTAATTCCATTCATAACTATGCTGTTTTAGTGGTATAACCAATTTTGACTTTCATTTTACGCATAACACCCACTTGTACTGATTTAATCACAAATTCAACTGCGGATGTTAATAATACATTTTGTTCAGGATCAATTTCAACTGTAAATCCACTAAGTTCACCTGCGGCTTCCATGTCTTCCAGTTGCTTACCTGCAAGGGTTTCAAGGAATTTCACGGTATCAATACGCAAATTACCGGTTTCAGGGTTAACGTAAAGCGGAGACCCGAGATAGGGCGTAAGGTATGTACGTATGCCTCGTTCTGCCTTGTCCATTGTGCGGTTTGCTTCAATAAAAGCATAATCGCTGGTAACTTCATCCAGGGTATGGCTATCATTGGGATAAGAACCGCCAATGCCAGGATAAGTTACCAGAAATAAATACCCGTCAGCATCCAGGGTTTCAATAACAGCCTGGTCGAGATCACGCAGCAAGGTGCCATCTGCAAACGCAGGTAATGATACACCGCTGTTGAACTTCTGAACCCATCCGATACTTTCATGCACCTGAGCCAGCGATAAGAAACCAAGAAACATCCCAATATGTGTAACACTATTTGTACCGGTATTTCCTGGGTCTTTATACAAATCAGCTCCACGGCCTTCACCATCCTGCGAAATTACCAGAGATACACGCGATGTACCTGCGCTACGCATATTTGTTAATGCGGATATATCAGATATGGTGCACCCATATAATATCTGTACAGGGATAGCCTGTTCATGTAAAGTATCTGCGTGTCCTTGTAAGGTTGTAATATCTGCTCCTGCCAGTGCGTTTGGTGTCCATACAGCCATTTGATGTATGCGTCCCTGGGCATAGTTTTGTATTTCTTTGATTTCTGAAAAATCAAATCCGATGGCCGGTATGTTGAAAATACCAACATAAAGGCTGATGCCCGGGTTTATGCGAAAAATTTCACTCAAATGGTAATACAATACTTTTATAAACCAGCTTGAGGCATCTGCTTTAATGCCATAGCTTTCAGCTGTTTCAATGGAGCTTATTGGCTTAATACGGTTCTCTGTATCAAACCCATCAATCCCTAATTCAGGTGTAGGTAATAATTCAGCTTCAGGGATAAACATAGCAAAACCACTAATGTGGTCTTCCCCTGGCAAGGCCTTTGGAACTTCTCCCTGTCCACGTATAAATTGAAGATCATTCATATCATAATATTTTATTCGTTAGTAATATTTTTTTTGCTTGACTTATTGGGCTTTTTAATCTCATCACGTGATATACGTTCGGCACCTTTGCGCCTGGTTAAATACACCCCGTCATTGTCAACATACACATGTTTGACACCAGGGAAACGTGCAAATACTGCTTTGGCCTCTGATTCTTTTTTCTCCATCATTTCTTTTGTGTTAAAAATTTAATACGATTTTCAATAGCTATTTTACTGCCTCTGATATCAACTTTTTCAAGGGCATTCTGAAGTACAGATACTTCATTCTGCTTTTCAGTCCATTTGGTTACCTCTTTGACAGTCATTTCAGCAATGGGTTTCTCATCTCCACCATTTTCAGGCTGTTTGGTTTCTCTGGAAATGATTACCCACTTAATGCCTTTTGTTTTCGCATGATTTATAGCATGCTGTTTATTGTCCGGCGTAAAGAAATTACCGTCTATCGTGGCAATGAGTTCCTGTAATTCAGGATATGCATCAAACACTGGTTGTGCTTGTTTTCTTAATTTATTGTCCATAACATCCTTTTTTTGAATTTAATTTGAATTTATTGACTGCTCTGTCTCCGAAATATGCCCCATTGACAAGTAAAGACACTCCGGAAAACATTTGCATTTCAACCGAGCTAAGCGGGTTAGCCCCCGACAGGCCTGAAATAATTATTAGGGCTATTAGTATCCAATTAAACACCAATACCATAGGGCGTATATTTTTAGAAAGCCACGAATCGGATGTCATATCATGTTTCCAACGTTGTGTAATATTCTCCCTGTCACTTTTGGCATCTGCTATATCGAGCTTAAGCAACTCCAGGCTGATTTGTTTTTGTTCCTGGCTAAGTTTATTGCTCCCCTTAATGGCCTGGCCAATCTTATCCAAAGCTCTAACTCCTGATAAGTCGGAAGCTACTGAAAGTATTTCAGGGGCAATGTCCTGGCCTACATC